GTGGCGTAGTCTTGCGGCTTCTAGTTCCCACTTCAGCTTCTCAGCGTTCTCGGTCGCTACCCCAATAGCCTTGCATAAGTCTTGGTAGTCTTGGCTGGCGTATGCTTCCCGTTCCTGCGCCCCAATGGTCTGTTCACCTGACTTCTGCATCATTATGGCTTTAAGACTGCTTTTAAAGGTTTCTAGCTGGGCTAACTCACCCTTGGCAGATGCGTACTTACCAGCGTTATCAAGGATAAAGTCTATACAACGGTTTGGGTCTATCTCTCGCATTGAATCTCCATTAGTTTCATTCCGTAATTGTTTACGCCATTGGGTATTATTAGTCCTGCCTTCTTTTTGAGCATATTTTTCTCAAAACCTGTGTAATCTACTTCGTGATGCCAGCGGTCATATCTCCACACCAATTTAGCCCTGTTTGGGTACTCGTCTACAAGCATCTGCGACTTGGGTAAAGTACCTTCTTTATCGTAAAACTCCGCTGAATTGCCGCCTTTGACCGTCTGTGTTGCGGCTTTGTTCTGTAAGAAACAGTGGAACATGATGGTACACCAGCCGCCTTCTAAACAATCTAATGACAGGATGGTGTCCTCGTTGTACTTGGTTCTCCAGCGGTACGGTATGTCATTGCGGATCAACATACAGGAAAATATACGGTTATTTAGCCTAAACGGTGGTTTTTTGCGCCTGTTACCACCAGCAAAGAATCGGTATTCAAAGCCAGCTTGGGCTACATTCTCGTATCTCTCAACAAAGTCCTCTGCCGCCCGAAAGATTGTGCCTGACGCTACGGGTACTCGTTCATTGCGGTTTAGCCTGACAAAGCCGTTAATGTTGTCATCGAGCATCCAATGAAAAGTATGCCCGTTTTGTATGGAATGCTCCCAGCACCAGTTTCTAGCAGGGGTAGAACCAAAACCGTGGTTACTAAACGGCAGGGTCAGTATCTTGGCTGGGTCAATAACCTCTGCGTACTTATCGTACTCTTGGGGTTCTACAGCAATATAGTACGGTACGCCCATCTTTTCTAACGATTTACTGGTCAGGCGGCTTTCCCATCTGCCCTTAGAGATGATGTAAACAGGGTGTTTAGGGTTCATCAATGTAGATTTTCTTCACGGGTTTTACCACTGGGAACAGTATGCTTTTGGTTTGAAAAGTAATGCGTCTGCCAATCAATTCACTAAAGGCATTCATGTCCTCTACGGTCAAAAAGTTAACCGTAACAGCGGCAATAGACTTTAAATCTTCAGATACAAATTCAGGCATTCCTTGCCATTCTTTTTCATAGTCAAATTGGTCATCAAACAGATCGTTCACTTGCTAACCTTTTCTTTATAAGGGTTTTGATGCGTTCTTCATCTTCAGGGTATTGCTTTAGTAGGCGTACTACCTCATCCCAGCCACGCCTTTTGGCTACACCGATATACCATTCGACAAGGTATTTATCGGGTATATGTTTCACATTTGTTCCTCAATCTGCTTAATCTTTTGGCTAATCCTAGCCCGCCATTGTTGCCACGCCTCACCAGCATAAGCAGGGCATCCGACTTCCTGCGCTTTACGGGCGGTCAGTTCCTCAGTGGAGTACCACGGTAGTTCGGGCTTTTTATTGGGTTCTAGGTCAATCTCGTCAGTCCAGCGTTCAGCGTTTAAAAACGAAGCAGGGTACGGAATGTAGTCCTTTTGGGTCTGCTTAATCTTCCAGTATTTAAGGTAGTTAGGCATGGCTTCTAGGCATTCTTTTTGCTGGACAGGGGTTAGCCTGTTCCATGCCCGTTCAGCGTCTTTGCGCCCCATTTTGCGGGGGTATAGGGAGTAGAAGTCTTGAAAGGTCATTTGTTCATCCAATAGCAAAGAAATGCGGCAATTATCATAACTGCCGCAAAGATTACAAAAGTACCGATTGCAAACACGGTCATTATGGTTTCGATCATTTTTTGATCCAAACTTCTCTGTATGTATTTGGCAAGCAGGTAGCACCTACGCTGATGCGTACACGCTTATGGGTCAATTCTTTTTTAGCTTTAGCGTCAGCAAATGCTTGATTTACAGCGGCACGGGCTTGTTCGTAAGAAACCATGACATTTTCAACATAATAATTCCAGCCCGATTCTTCGTTATGCAACATAACATCATCTAAAAATGTTGAAAAATCGCCATAAGCTGTAGCACGAAAGCGCACATTTTTTTGTGTTTTGTTTTCTATTGCCATGTACTTCATTTGTTTCTCCTATCTCACTCGTTATTGAGTACCTCTAGTTTATTAAGGTAGCTTAACCATGTCAAGGGTTTTTTAGCTTTTTTTTCTAAGTATTTTCCCTAAGTGTTGTTTTTTTCCAATATTCAGCTAAACCGCCTGTATTGTAGGCAAGTCCGAACACCTCAGTCATTTCTACGGGTCTTGCTTGTAGAAAGGTTAGGTGGTCGTTTACCGCTTTTAGTATTTCGGGCGGTGGTGGTTCATCTACCCAAACCCATTTGCCAGCTTGTTTTTTAAGCATCGTTTCTCCATAGAACGACCAACGCTGAACTAGCGGTACTGTCAAGAGATGTATCCCGTAACGCTTGGTACATAGGCTGGCTTGACCCAGTTCCTATCGGCTATCGCAGGTGTCGACCCTCGCTCCAGCGCATCCATCTCCGCTGGCCTCTAGCCCATCCCCGACTTCTTCTAACACCCTGTCGTTTCGGGTGGCAGAAATAGAAAAACCCCTTAAGGTTGCTCTAAGTTGATACCGCTTAATAAAGCACTCCACAGGCTTTACTAAACGCTCAAAGCAACCCTAAAGGGTCTTGTGTGGAGTTCACCAGCGCAGGTATCAATCTGCCCCCACAGTATACATCAATCTAATTCAGGCCAAATTAATTTATAACTTTCAGGAAATAGGGTCTTTCGGTTTACTAGCCCGTGGCTTTGTTTTTCAAGGGTTGCGGCTAGGATCACCAGCTTATCGTAGGGTATGTCCCCGTTTTGCCACATAGACACGGCAGGAACGCTGATATTTAGCAATTTAGCAACCTTGGTAGGCCCACCCAATAAACGAATAATAGCGACTGAGTTCATAAGGTATCTTAACATATTTCTTGCATTAGTTGTTAAGTTAAGTTAATATGGGTGTACGGTATGTGCCGTGATAACAGGAGAACTCATATGAGTGAAATAGAATCGCAAACAAATGACTTACTTCAATTACAGGGTCAGCTAGAAAAAATCTTTGATGTACTAGAAGGTGGCTCTGATCTATCCAAGGAACAAATTGACTTACTGCGCTATGGCTGTGGCTTTGCGCCAGTTAACCGTATGTCAAATTCGGGTCAGATGCTTTGGAATATGTTGGTAGATACCAATAACCTTTTAGCAAGGAATCTAAAATGACCCCACAAGTACAGCTAGTAACGCCTGAAATGGCAAAGGTTTATCTATCCAAGAACACCGATAACCGCCAGCAAAGGGGTTGGTATGTGTCGTGTCTAGCCAAGGCCATAAAGCGTGGTGATTGGATATTGACCCATCAAGGCGTAGCATTCTCTGAGTCAGGCAAACTGATTGACGGACAACACCGCTTAGAAGCTATTGTAGAAGCTGATACACCCGTGCAGATGCTTGTTACCACTGGCGTAAGTAACGATGCCTACAAGGTCTTAGATAACGGCATTAAGCGTACATTGTCAGACCTAACAGGCATTAATGTTAGGACTACCGAGGTATGCCGTATATTGGCTAGATTGGTCTACGGTGGTAATTCTGTGACTACCGCAGAAGAATGCCTAGAAATCTATAACACGGGTGTGGGCGAGGTATCCGATAGCTTAGTCGAATATTGCGGCAAGCAAATTAAGGTGTATTCCTCTGCACCTATGAGGACTGCGGCAGTCTGTTTAATCCTTGATGGGTATAACCAAAACTACATTAAGAACCTGTACGCAAATCTCTGTCACCAGCAATTTAACGAACTGCCTAATGTAGCGCAGAACTTTATCCGTCAGGTTACCGATGGCAGGGTCAGCGCAAACAAGAAGTCAAACCTACTAGCACGGGGTCTAAAAGTATTTAATCCTGAGTATCAAGATGTAGCTAGACTTCAGATTAGTGATTCAGAAGAAACTGCCGCTAATGCGTATTGCAGAACCATTGTTAGAAACCTATTAACGAAAGAGAAAAAATGATTATTTCTGATACCCAACGAGATTTTAGAATTGCCCCTGCTGGCTTGCATATGGCCCGTTTATATTCTGTGATTGACCTCGGTCATCAAGCTACCGAATGGGCTGGAGAAACCAAAATCATGCACAAGGTCGTATTGACTTGGGAACTGCACGGGGATGATGAGGATGGCAAACCATTACAGACAGACGATGGTAAGCCACTAATCGTATCTAAGCGATATACCGTCAGCCTTGGAGATCAGGCACGATTACGCCAAGACCTAGAGGCATGGTCAAACAAAAAAATGACCACCGAGGATCGTAAGAACTTTGACCTCAAGAACTTATTGGGTAAGTTCTGCATGGTCAATATTACGCACTCTGAGGATGGTAAGTACGCTAATATCTCAGGTATCAGTCCTGTGCCTAGCGCACTGCGTAACGCCCAGCCTGAAGGTATTAACCCCACCAAAATCTTTTGGTTGCAAAACTATAAGCAGGAAGAATACGATGCGCTACCTAAGTATTACAAAGAAAAGATAGCAGAGAGTAGCGAGTGGCGGGGTCAGCAGGAGCGTGAAAAAAATGCGCCCAAGTTGGCAGATGATGATGGTTTTGGCCCACCCCCATTCTAAGGACACCATGATAGTTAAGGAGAAACTAAGTGAATCAGGTCACTGGTATACCAAAAGTGGGAAAAGTGCATACACCGTCAGGGGGGCAAACGGGCAGGAACGCAACACAACGCTCCGTGACGCACGGAAACTCGGACTTTTGCCAAGTGTTACAACAATTAACGGAATGCTATCGAAAGCAGGGCTTGATACATGGAAGCAACAACAAGTCCTCTTAGCCGCATTGACTTTGCCTAGATTGCCTGACGAACCTGAAGCCGATTGGTTAGCTAGGGTGATGCAGGATAGTAAGGCTACGGGCAGGGAAGCGGCAGAACGAGGTACTGCAATACACGCCATCATCCAAACTTGGTTTGAGGGTGTGTATATGCCTGAAAAGCCACCGTACATCAATGCCATCATAGAAGCTTTAGAGAATGCCTTTGGGAAGCAATTGTGGCTCTCAGAGCAGTCTTTTGGTCATCCGCTAGGGTATGGTGGCAAGTGTGACTTGATGGCTAGGGCGGGCTTTGTAGTCGATTTTAAGACCAAAGAAACCGACTTAGATAAGGTGGATGTGTACTTTGAGCATGAGATGCAGTTAGCCGCCTACCGAGAAGGTCTAGGAGTACCCAGCGCACGGTGCGCTATCGTCTTTGTCAATGCCCTGACCAATCAGGTCAAACTCATTGAAATTGAGCAGGATCGACTCCAAAAGGGTTGGGAATGCTTTGAGCATTTGTTACGGGTTTACCAAATAAAAAACGGCTTATAATTAAATTTCCTTCACGGGAACGGGGGAAAGCGCAAGCAAGTACCCCACTTTTTTATGGGCGTTAAGCCGCCAAAGTAGGATGCAGTAATTAGGGAATTTTGCGGCTTTCTGCCCTATTGCTAGTAACTGCTAAATACTGCCCTGTTGTTTTTTTCCAAAACCTAGGGTTTATCCTAATAAAAATACCTTGCATTGTTAAGATTACTTAACTTATACTGTCATTACTGCATCGGGCAGTGAGATAGAAAAGGAGAATCAAATGCAAGTTTTAGACATTCAAGTTACCAAAGTTGACAAATTAGGTATGCTTTTGGCACAGATTGCTGACCTAGAAGCACAGGCAGAAGCACTCAAGACCGAACTCAAACAAGAAGAAGGACACATCGAGGGTAACCTTTATAAAGCGTGTGTGACCTTATCCCAGCGCAAGACCGTAGATAACAAGGCTGTGTACGCAGAAGCTAATGTACCTGCCGAGTTAATCGAGAAACACACCAAAACCACCGCAGTTATTACCCTCAAAGTTACAGCCCGTTAATCAACGCCCCTTCGGGGGCAGAAAGGTTTTTATGAAGTATGTTTTGTTGCTAAGTACGCTAAGTCTTACCGCCTGTAGTTCGTTTGAACCACCCAATGTCACACTAGAAACTGACAAACAAGCGTATCACATGACACGGGCGCAAGTAATTCTAGGCATTAACGAGTGTGAGGATGCTGGCACACGCCCCGTAGTCATTACCGCCAAGCGCAGGATCAACGGGGTTACCACCGATGTACCCGTAGAAGTGACCTGCAATCCCCGTTATCGTATCTTTCAATAAGGAGTCATCATGCTACAAAGTGAACGAGATGCAGAACGCTTTTATGAAGCACAGCGCAAGTTTGAGCAACGCCAGCGCATGATTGATAAGGGCTGGGGTGACCTAGAGGCGTACAACGCTTTACGGGCCTCAGAAAAGAAGAAGGAGCGTATCGAGTCTATTCGTATGTTCTTGCTTGGTGGTTTGGCGGCAGTCCTATTCTGCGTAGTGTTTTTCGGTACTAACTACCTAATGCACGGCTATGCAATATAAGAAGTTTGACCAAGCCCTGCACGATGCCTGTGACCCACCTGCCCGTGATGCGGTCGCTAGGTGGCTCAGAAACCTTTGGTATATCGATGCTACCCCTAACCCCGATAAATACGCTGTAGACCTCATATTAAGCCGTAAGGGGGAGCATTTAGGGTATGCCGAGGTAGAGGTCAGGGATTGGGAGTTTTGCCCGTTTGAAACGATCCACATAGCCCAGCGCAAGGATAAGTTATTTAACCATCCTAGAACGACTATGTATGTGGTTAATAAGCCTTTGACCCATGCTTACTGGATCAGGGCGAATAAGATTAAGGATTGCCCGTTGATAGAAGTACCAAACAGGGCGGTAGCCCGTGACGAATACTTCTACGATGTCCCCAAGGACTTGTGGAAAATCGTAGACCTGACCGAACTGTTCTAGGCGTAGGGTCTAGTCCCAGCCTTATCAATAATCAGTGCTTGTCTGCGAGGAGCAGTGCCAGCAATATTAGGAATACTAATATGTGTCCAACGGTCAAATTCTCGAATAATTTGGTCATATCCAATCCCCGATGCGATCACCGCCTTAACGACTTCATCGGGGGTCATGCTTGGTACTCGAATATCTGCGGCACATCCAATCCGATGCTGGCTAGTGTCCTTTGATCCTACAGCGTCATTGACTTCTTTGCAACGAAAAGCTGAGTTAACCATCACGGGCTTATTACCTAAGACAGACTTAACTTCCTCAAGGAAGGATGCTAGGCGCACAAGGTTAGCCATCTCTGAGGCATTGGGCGTATTGTCAAACTGCCTGTGGTCTGTGTGGGTCAGTTCGTCTAGGGTGAAGTGTTCGGATAAGTTCATTTTTTGAGCATCCCTTTCATTTCTTCGGTCTTGTCTTTAGAACCCTGACTAGAACCAAAGTAGAACGATAAGACTTGCCCTGCCGCACTGGTTATAAACCCTAAGGCAAAGATGATGATTTGCTGTTGATCTTGTGGGGTATTAACAAACATCAAAACCCCGATCAGGGTAAAGGCTAGTCCTACCACGCCTAGGGCGAGAACAGGTACTACGACCTTATCAAGCTTTGTAGCGTACTCTGAGGTAGCGACTTGGGCGTATGCTTTACGGGCAGAATCACGGTCTGCAATCTCTAATTTAGCGTACTCAAGGTCAAGTTCCTTAAGCTTCATAGCCATCTCAGGATTGCCTGTAAGGGCTTTGGTGACCCCTTCTATCGTATCGTCAGGGATGCCTAGCTTTGAGGCGATCCAGCCTACTGCCGCACCCCCTGCTGGCCCTGCCACCGCTGTAGCGAGAACAGGCGCAACGCCTTTAAGTATTCCTAGTAGCGCATCCATGTATCAATCCCCAATGAAATAAGAACCATCATTAGCATCCAAAGAATTATCTTCATTTAGACCCCCACACTAAAAAATAAGCGATATATCCAGCGACTACAAAACACCAAAATTGCGCTACTCTTGCACGATTTAGGTCTTTATCAAATGCCTTTTGAAACTCTTTGTCCTGTTTTTCTAGCTTGGCTTTTAATGCCTCGACTTCAGCCCAGCGTTTACCGTACTTCTTTAAAAAGTCTGCCCGTATTTTTGCTTCTTCCCGCCTAACCTGCTCCTCATGCTCCCATTGGATTAGGACTCGTTTAAGGAATAGTTCCTTGCGTACCTCGTTTTCTCTAAGTTCCCTGCGCCTATCAAGGTTACGCTGTTGCGCTACATCGGAAGCTTCTTTTTGAACATCCGCAATACTTTTGGATAGTTCTTTGCTGA